GAGCGAAACAAGTCAGGTCTTATCTCTGTTTTCGGGTCCATACCCAGTGCTACTATTATTTCACTTATTTCGTCATCATACGGTTTCAAGAGCGCATTTATCAACAGCCAAGAATCATCTCCCAACAATAACCCTGTAATAAGATACTGGATGGGTATTTTGAGATCGTATTTCTGCGCTATTAACCATGCTGCATAAAGGTGCATGCGCCCATTTTCTAATGTGTTTCCGCAAGAGGTATTTAAATCCCCACTCTTGCGCTTGCCTAGCATTGTATAAATTACGTGATGGGGTGTAAAACCCAAGGTCTGCATCTGTTGTTGTAGACAGTGCTGTTCGCGTTTTGTAGGTTGGTACAGTGCGTAATAGTTCATCTCATTTTGAATGAAATGCTTATGAAAATGACCGTCGAATCTTCCCATGTCCGATTCACGTATATAATAAGATATGCTAGCGTCTTCAAAGAAATTAATACAATTGTTAACTTGCTGTGCTAATCCTGCAGCATCATAGCCACTGGCATACACCAGCTTGACTACGGCAGCAGAGTCTTCAGAAAAGCTCCACTGTTTACCTAAGTTCTTGGTAACTGAAAACATAAAAGGTCCAAGCTCTGCAGTATACTCAGGTTTGTGTCCCTGAATGAGTCTGGGAATAACCCCATACTTCTTAAACAGCACCTCTTTCTTCACGAATGCATCAATTTGGGAATTAGGTTCATCAACATACTTCTTAAGTCCAACGGATAGTGCTTCTCGTTGCTTCTTAGGAAACCTATTCAACCAATAAATAAAACCATACCTTTCATAAACAAAGTGTCCGAACGTTTGTCTTAAATAGCGCTTGCAGAATGCCTTATAATCTTCACATACTGGTTCGTCGTATATATCTGCAATGTTATTGCGTGATTCAATAGCTGCTATCTCGTTATGTACACACGATCTTGGAACAAATGGGCTAAATTTTAACAAAGTTGGTCCGATGAGTTGTACTCCTTGCTTAGGAATGCATTGAGGTCCTAAAGATTCACATTCTAAG